TCCGTAGTGATGGCGCTGTCTTATTGACCTCTGGCACTCCTGCTGGGGCAGTTCTGGCCACCTATACCGGCGCGGTGACAGCGCAGAACACATGGGCGGCATTTGAGTTCGAGGTGATCATCTCAAACACTGTGGGTCGGTTCCGTGCGCGGAAGAACGGCAACGCGTCCGACGATTACGACAGCGGCGCGACGTTGAACACGCGCCCCGGTGCCAATACCTACGCCAACAAGCTTCAGTTTAGCTCTGGTCCGACCCAAATCAGTATCGGTGCCAACCAGCAGGTTATAGACGACCTGCTCTGGCGCAGCGACGCCGCCAGCGTGCCGTTCGTGGGCGACATCCGCGCGTATACACGCATGCCCGCGAGCGATGTGCAGGCGCAGTTCAGCCGCAACACCGGTGCCACAAACTTCTCAGCCGTGGACGAGCCGCAGCAGAACGGCGCGACGGACTATGTGTTCTCCGCTACCGCAGGGCAGAGCGACCTCTATGGCATCGCCGCACTTGCTGCGACGCCCGCATCCGTCGTGGCGGTGACCACGCGCGGCTTCGTGCAGAAATCGGACGCAGGCACACGCAACGGTGCGGTGCAGATGAAATCAGGTAGCACGACAGTGCAGAGCACCAGCATCGCACTGAGCACATCATGGCAGTGGCTGTGGCGCACTGACGCGACGGACCCCGCGACCGGTAGCGCATGGGTGCCGGTTGCAGTCAGCAACGTAAACATCGGGCCGGTGGTGACCGCCTGATGCCAACAACGTGGAACCCCTCCGATCTTGCTAACTGCACACTGAGCGGTGGCAATCTTGTCGCGACCATGACGGGGGCCAACCCTGGCGTGCGTAGCTTGGATCGTGTGCTGACAACTGGTAAATACTACTGGGAATGTGCGTTTACTACGCTGACGAACGCTGCCACTGGCGTGTGTCTCGGCACGGCGACATTCGCTGGAATGGCATCGAGCGCACTGCTTGGTGTCGTAGCGTCGCAAGGCGGTATTGTGACGCTGAACGGCGTCAGCCAGGGCAACTTGCTGGGTGCGTTCACCGCAGGCGATGTGTGTTGCATCGCGCTTGATGTAGACAGTAGTCAGGTCTGGTTCAGACGCACAGCAGCCGGAAACTGGAACGGTAACGCCAGCAACAATCCGGCAACGGGTGTTGGTGGGCTTAGTCTGCGTGGGTTCTGTGGTCCGGGTTACGATCTCTATGCGTTTGCCGGTAGTGGTTCAGGTGCAGCCATCACCGCAAATTTCGGTGCGACCGGTTACAGCGGCACGGTGCCGAGTGGTTTCGTCAATATCCCGACAGGCACAGCGGTAGTCACCAACGATGTACTGACACAAGCCGCGCTGGAGCAGTGGGGCAGCGGCACGCCTGACATGTGGGCGACGCAGCTTGCTGTTGAGATGTGGGGCAACACACAAACAGTGAACCCACTGATGATCGCTACGCAGTTGGCGCTTGAGATGTGGGCACCGGTTGCTACCGTCACACCCCCAGTCGTGCAGACGCAGGCACGTGCAATGATCTTGGTGTAGAGATGTACCTGCAACGCACACAGAACGGCCTCAACCCACGCGGTCAGCAGCCGCAGAGCAACTTGCAGACCACGACTGTCAGGTCGTTCGAGGGTGGCCTGAACGTGTCTGACACTGACCTCAACATGTCACCGAAGTTCGCACGTATCCTCGACAACATGGAGCGGCAGACGGATGGTTCGTTGGCGTTGCGTCCTGGCACGCGTCTGTTCAGCAGTGACCTGTGGGACGTGTCAGTGGATGTCATCAACCACACATACTTCAATGGTTACGTCATCGCTGTGCAAGCGAGTGGTGCATGGACCAAGGTGGACGGTGCTGGCACTGGTGTGAACATGGAGTTGGTCGCTGCACCAGCAGGCACACGTCCGTGGACCAACCCTACCGACTACGCGTCGTTTGCCATCTTCGGCAGTGACCTGATTGGTGTCAACGGCAAGGACAAGCCCATCATTGTCAAGGGCAGGACCACTGATCCTAACTACATGGAGGCACAGTATCTTGTCGATGAGGCGTCTGGCTCGAACATCAACACGCCCATTGGCAAGTATGTGGTGACGTTTGGACAATATCTCATCATTGCAGGAGTGGCGTCGGACCCGAGCACGATCTTCATCTCCGCTCGTGGAACTAGCGGCACGTTCTTTGGAGATGCAGCACCGAATGACGGTGTTAACGTTGACCTCGGTCCTCGCGTGTCACTCGGCAGTAGCACTATCACTGGCCTTGTGGCTTATCGAGACAAGCTGCTGGTCACGTTCGAACGCGGAGTGATACCGCTCAACCTTGGCATCTACACAGGTGACCCTGGTGTGCACACGCCAAGTGATGACGGCTTCATTCAGGAGTTCGGTTGTCTGTGTCACAGGTCACTGGTGTCGGTGGGCGATGACACGTTCTTCAACGACAACATCGGTGTCAACAGCATCAACCGTGTGAACGTGTTCAACACGCTACGTCCGGTGCGGGCCAGTCACCTGATTGATCCACTGACCACTGCCAGCATACAGCCGTTGAGTGAGGCGCAGATACAGAGGTATATGTTCGCCATCTACGACCTCCGCAACTTCCGCTACATGCTGTTCGTGCCGGTGTTCGCAGAAGATGGTGTGACGATCACTGAGACGGTGTGCTACAGCTACACCAACATACCGACACTGAAGGTGCAGGCGTGGGCACGACTGCGTGGTTGGAAGTGGCAGTCGGCGTGTCGAACGAGCTTGCAGAACATCATCTTCAGTCGTGGTGACAGGCTGTACTCGTACGACTTCGACAACCAGTCAACACATGCTGACAGGTTGGGTGATCCTGATGTAGAGGATGGTGAAGGCGAACCCATCGCGTTCGACTGGGAGTTGCCGTGGGCGGACATGAAGCACCGCATGAACATCAAGCAGATACGCTATCTGGCACTCGACACGACAGGCACAGCCAAGTTCACGGTGCGTGCGTACGTGGACAACATCCACAACTACCACAGCGTAGACAGTCCACTGCTGAGCATGCAGTTCACAGGTGGCAGTGCAGGTGGGTATGGTGACACGCCGTATGGTGATGGACCGTATGGTGGTGGACGGCGGTCGTCGGATGAGCGACTGTATGCGTTCGTGGCGAAGTTCAAGATACTGAAGCTGCGGTTCAGCGGCTCGACACGCAACCCGCTGCGGTTCGTCAGTATATCGCTGGGCTACATCCCAGGCAGCATCAGGAGATAGGCATGGTTTCGTTCACCACCAACCTGCGACTGCATGTGCCTGCGTTCGACCAGGACCCGTGGGATGAGGATGTCAACGACAACTGGTACACACTGGATGCGACGGTTGCTAAGTTCTTCGGTGTCGCCAACCTGACTGGTGTGTGGAAGAACGCCACACCGTATGCCAATGGTCAGTCAGCAGTGGACTTCGCAGACGGTAGCATATGGACGTGCAACATTGCACACACCAGTGCTGCGGTGCCGACCACGTTCGCTGAGGACAGGTTGGCCAATCCTGGCTACTGGATAGAGAGTGTGTCCACTGCACAGGAGTATGCACAGGCTGCGGCAGACAGTGCAGGTGCAGCACAGGTGTCTGCTGGTGAGGCTGCTGAGAGTGCGGCTGATGCTGCTGCTGCTGAGGCAGTGGTGAACGGTGCACTGCCAATCACTGGTGGCACCATGACTGGTGAGTTGGTGCTGTTTGGCGACCCAGTGAATGTGTTGGCTGCGGCAACACGCCAGTATGTGGATGCGCGTGTGGGTGGTGTTGGCTACCTGCCGACCACGGGTGGCACGATGACGGGGGCGATCACGTTGGCAGGCAACCCGAGTGGTGCACTGGATGCTGCACCGAAGCAGTACGTTGACTTGTTCATGCCGACTGCTGGTGGCACGTTCACTGGGTCGATCACGTCGAATGGGAACGTGAGTGCTGGCGCTGGTATGTATGCAGCAGGCAGTCCTGGGTACACGCTGGTTAACTCGGGTGCTGCATTCACCTCGGACTCCAACTACACGAACCTCGTGTTCGATAGTGGCAACTGGCGGTGGCAATACAACAGAGCCGCTGGCCATTTGCAGTATGTTCGTGGCAGTGACAACGTGGCGCTTGCAACCATCAACTCTAGTGGCGACATTTCAGCAGTAGGCAATCTCTACGCCAACGCTAACATCTTCTTGGCACGCAACGTTGCAAACAACTTCTACCTCGCAGGTGACGGCAGCAACCTGTACCTGAACTTCGAGAACGGCTACGCACTTGTGTGGAACCGATCGAACGGAATTTACACGCTCAGTTCGCCAAGTGGCCCACGGATGACGGTGGACACGGGAGGTAACGGAGTTTTCGCAGGCAACATGTCGTGCCAGGGTGTGTACGCATCAGGTGGGTTGTTCCAGATTGCACCTAACTACTACATGCAGCGTGGTAACGATGGTCACTGGCGGTGGGTAGAGGGTGGCACAGTCAACATGGAACTGTCGAATGATGGTAACATGGCCGCACTGGCAGCAATCACCGCAGGCGGTAGTGTGTTTGCTGGTGTCAACGTGGTAGCGTCACAGAATGTCTTTGCAAGCGGTAACCAGATGGTTATGGGCAACGGAGGCGCCGGTCGCCTGTTGCAGATGAGTCCAAGCTGGTACTGGGAGTGGAACTCATCCAATGGCACACTCATATGGAATACGCCATCAGGCTACGAGTGGATCATACACGGTGCAGGTCAGTGCTACAACGAGCGTGCATGGGTTGGTGGACATGGTGCGTATCAGGACTTGTCGGATGAGCGATCCAAGCGAGATGTGAAGCCTGCGAATGAGGGCCTCGACGCGGTGTGTGCCATCAAGCCAATCAAGTTCATACGTGTTGGCATGCCTGAGGCGAAGGTAGAGTTGGGCTTCTCTGCACAACAGCTTGCTGATGTGTTGCCTGAGGCTGTCACTGAGACAACGATGGCGTTGTTGCCAGGAGCCGCACGCGAGGACAGTGATCCACCATCGTTGGCAGTAGCGACTACACCGATTGTGGCTGCACTGGTGAATGGCATGAAGGAATTGGTTGCACGCATTGAAGCGTTGGAGGGAACACGTGCCTGAACATGCAATTGATGGCAACGCGACTACTGCTGTGATCATGCAGAACCATGAGTGGCAGGTCGTGTTGGGTGTGCTGCGTAAGCATCCGTATGAGGTGGTTGCGCCACTGATTGAGAAGATCGTTGGTCAGTGCGTCCAGCAGGCGATGAGCGATGCCGTTCCATCTCGAACGAGTTGACGCCAACAACATCGCCCATGTGGTTGCACTCGGCAAGGAGCTTGTCGCACTCGGCACGTTTGGACAGACGGGACCTGAGTTCGACTGGGACTACACGCTGAGAAGTACTCAACACGTGTTGACGAATGAGCGATACTATCTGGCTACGGCAGTGGATGACAGCGGTGCGTATGTCGGGTTCGTGGCGGGGCACCTCGACTTGTTCTTCTTTGCACCGAAGCTGATGGGTATCGAGGACTGCTGGTATGTGAGAGAGCACACACCGAGTAGGGGCAAGATCGCTGCGGCACTGATGATGTCGTTCGTGGACTGGTGCTACCTGCATGGTGCGTTGCTGGTGCAGAGCGGAGACATAGCGTCGATCAACACCATTGGCGTAGATGCACTGTATCGTAGGATGGGGTTCACTCGGTATGGTGTGATCTACAAGCATGCGAGGGATGTGTGATGTTCAATGAAGGTGGTCAGGTAGATCGCTCCTTCGCAGCCATACCACGTGGCGGCAAGGGTGGTGGCGGTGGTGGACAACAGCAGTTGGAACCACGCTCGTATGTCGATCCGGTGACTGGACGAACGTTCACTGATCCTGGTCCACCGATACCTGGTGGTGGCTTCTTCGGCACTGGTAAGTCAGGCTCGGAGCAGTTGAACGAGTTCATTGCACAGCGTGAGGCTGGTGAGAAGACAGCGAGTGAGCAGGCTGCTGCTGATAGGCAGACGCAGGCTGCAACCAACGAGTCGCAGTTCCAGACCAACAGGACGAATGCGTACAACACCGCATTGCAGAACACCATTCGTCAGTTCCAGTTGGCTGGGCTTGATCCTAACCAGTATATGGAATCGGACATCAAGCCTCGGTTGGCTGGTATACAGAGTAGCATTCAGGACTTGGACCCCAACCCGAGTGCTGCGTTCTCGCCTGATCTTGGCAACACCATCATCAGTGACCTGACAGGTGGTGCACGCACGAGTGCACTGAACAGGCTCAACAGCATCTTCACGCCCACGTATGCGCAGTCCAACCTGCCGAGTAGCATCGCGTCGCCATACATCGACCAGATCGTGAGTGAGCAGTTCGATCCGCTGAACGCACAGCTTACCAATGCACAGAAGCGTGGCATCCTGAACGACACGGGCTACAGTGCAGCACTGAACACGCTTGGCCAGAAGCAGACAGGTGCTCGCTCGACGGTGCAGTCGCTTGGTGAGAACATCCTCAATGAGGAGCGTGGGTCGCTGAATGACTATATTAACTCGGCACGTGGTGCAGCGAATGCTACAACCCTGAACAGCCAGTTCGATCCAGGCGCATACACGAGTGGTGCACAGAGCATGATTGCGTCTGACGTGGGCAACTTCGGTGGTGCACTACGAAACGCGGTTGGCTCTACGCAGTTCGCTAGCCTGAGTGACCTGCTGAATGCAGGCGGTGCAGTACAGGGTGCAGTGAACACGTCACCACTGGATGCAAGTGGCGGTGTGCCAAAGGCTGGTGCTGCACCTGGGATCATTGATGAGTTGGCTAAGCGACCGAGGGGCTTGGGT